CATTCAAATTGTATGATTTTAATACTACTCTTTGAAGATTTCTACTTAATGTATTTGTTATATCTAATAAAGTTCTTTTCATTACATATCAACAAATTTACCACTCAATATTATTTCATCATCAGAATTAACTGGTACTGGAAATAATCCTGGATTAAAATTAATTGTTAAATCACCAGTTGATGTAACATATGATGTTGTAAAATCGGTTGTTTGATTATATTTAACACCATTTATACAAACTTTAATATCATATGGGATACCACTCAATGTTAATCCTCCCGTTATTACCGTTGATAATTGAGAAGGTGTTGATATTGGTTTTATTCCTGTAAATGTTATTGTATTGTTTGCAACTGGATTTTGAGCTCTGCTATTATTCAATCCTAAGAAATCAATCAAAACTTTATTATCATAGTATGGTGATGGATTACTTAAAAATTCTTCCAATCTTGCACCTTCCGATGTTAAATCCACTTCAGTAGTCATTACAACTTTTCTTGTGCTAATAGATTTTTTAGTTGTTTTTTCACCATCAAATTTTTCAGGAAGTAAATAAGCTTGAACTGAAAAGTTACATTCTAATCTATTAATTCTTTCCTTTGTTTCAGAAACTTCATTTATCAAATTATAATCAGTTACTATTGTATTGAATTTATATTTTTGTTTATCTCCCCAATATTCTTCAGATGCGAATGTTAATGCTTCAACTACCGTATTTAATTCTTGAACAAAATCAGTCCAAACCATACACTCATAACTTATTTCAACATAATCCGGCATTGTTATGTTAAAAATTTCATACTTTGGGCTCGTTCTACTTCCTAATAAACTAAACCTATCGTATCTATTATTTTTTGAATATTTTTGAATTCCCTGATAAGATACATGTCTATTTAACATAGGCATAGAATCATTTTTAGAAATAGCAGTTCTTCTTATCATTAGCATTGGTTTCTGAATTATTCCCGCTGCATCTCTCAACACTCCTTGCTTTCTACTTCCGTTCCATCTTTCAGAATTACCATATATAACAGGTATTTTTTGAGCTTTCCCATTATTATCCAATGTGGGTAATACAACATCCTCCAAATAACCCATAATTGCATAATCAATGTCATATAACGTAATACTTTGTTTTACATCATCTGTTGCGGATTTTATTTGTTCTGCTCTTAATGCGTTTCTTAGTGGATTTTCTGCCATATTAGTTTATTCTTTCTTCTATGTTTAATGCCGATTTTGATACCATAAATGCGGTACAAACTACACTAAAATTGTTGTAAGTTTGTCCACCAACAAATTGTATTTCATTTGTAGTATCAATTTCAAAATAAGATCCATTAAAATAAATAATATCACCTATTTGTGGGTATATATTTTTTTCTTCCAACATCCATCTATCTAATTTAAATTCAATAGTTTGATATGTACTAGCTCCAAATCCTTCATATGTTGCATCTTGATCTCCTTTATCAATTAACGCATATATTTCAACCCCAGGATGCCAAGTTTTATCCACAGATTCACCATAAAGATTTGTTTTGGTATCATTAAGATTTACTTTGAAGAGAACAATAGTATTTTGAATTACTTCATCAACTAATTCTCTTGCAATACCTTTAAAAAAATTTACATCTCTAGCTGAAATAAACTTTGGCATATTATCCTACATAAAGTTTTAATGGAATTTTTCTTAACATTTCTTGGTGGTGGTTGGATTCATGTGTTTTGTTTTCCATAACATTTTTTCTACTCAACTCTTCCAAATTTTCCCTCAATTGGTCTATCAACATATCTTTTTCAGTTTGTGCTTCTGCTCTCAATGCTGCACCATCCAATGATATCTCACCATCTGGAATAGGAATAGAACTATACTTTTCTCTTATAGCACCTAATAATTCTTTTGCTAATGCTAATGTATATTTTCTAATCCATTGCTTTCCAACATCGTTTATATTTCCGTATTGAATAAAATCATAAGGTATGTCCGAAAAATCTGAAAGTGAATCTGATTGTATTGTTATCGAATCATGTTCAAATTCATCTCTACTCATATAATCAAAATACAATTTTTTGACAGTATTTCCAGTTGGTAATGGAAAAACTTCCAAATAATTGTTTACTATATTAAATGTATATGCAGATTTTCTTACTTGATCGTTAAATTCTATATGTTGCATTCTCAACAAATCCTCATATATCGGCATAAGTAAGAACTGAGCTGCGGGTGAGAAATTACCAAATCCCAATTCACTCATTAAGTTTAATGTTCCTTGTGCACCTACCGAATATGGGTCAAAGAATCTTGTAATTGCAGGTAATGCTTCAAAGAATACTTTGTGAACATCTATTGTTGATGATCCTGTGAACAATGTTGAAAATGATGCGGATGTTTCCAAATCAACCGCTTCTTCCATTATATTATATTTTTGTCTACCTACTTCTAAATTTACATAAGCTTTTCTCATAGAGGTTACACCACCAACACCTGCCATAGACCCATATTGTTGAGCCATACGAACTGTTGTTGCAACATAAGAACCATCTACTAATGTTTGTGAAAAATTAGTAGTTTTTGTTTTTGGTTGTCCTCTTAATATATCAAGGTTGTTACGAAGATTGAATTGATTAATTTGTGCCGAATACTCCGATGTTGCTTCTTCAAAACAAGCATAAAATTGTTCATCTATTAGTTCAATATCTACAATCGGATATCCTAATCGTTTAGCACACCATACTGCGGTTTTAGGTCCATCATTTATGAAATCTGCATCCGAATCGTATATTCCAAATGGAGTTGAGCCAGATATCGCTGAACCACTTCCAGGCCATTTTAAGTTTAATGACATATATTAAATGTTATAGTTATTCTACTATAAATATAAAAAATAAAAAGAGTAGATAAAACTACTCAACTTATTATAAACTTCTATGATTTTGTGTCCTTTGTATGAATATAATTATATCTGCAAAATATACCGTATTTCCAAATGATTGTACTTTCCACCTATTACCATTTGTTAAAAAATCAGAATCAGCATAATACTGAAATACTTCGTGATATTCATGCCATACATCGTTTCCTTTTCCAAAGAATAAATCTTTACCAACTCTTTCATATGGTGTTGTACCCGTACTATCTAATTGTAATCTAATATGTGTTCCGTTTGTATTTGGAGTTTTAGCTTTGAATGTAACAGTACACATATAAACATCCGCATCATTTTCAACTTGAATTTTTTGAGTTGCTTCATTATAAAAAGATATTGTAGAATGTAAATGCGTTTCTATTTTATTTCCTGCATTATTTGGTAAAGTTTGTTCACCGGCAAGTACACTTACTGTAAATGCAGATGATGTAGTGTATTGTGTATCATCATATCTTGCCCAACCCAATAATCCACTTCCAAAATCATTTACATTTACATATCCAAAATCACCACCAGAATGTCTAATTAATACATGAGAACCATCACGATTAGAATATAAATCATGTTCATCCAAATCCCATCCTCTAAATATAATTTTACTATGACCAGGAACGTGTGTTTTCATAAATATAAGTATAGAAAAAGCATAAAAAAAGGGGATAACGAAAGTTATCCCTTTTTTCTTATCGTAAGTTTATCACTTATCCAATCTACTCAAAGATTAGAGAGTGTTCAAACCTTCAACGACAATCTTACCGTAAAATTCTGGTCTTACGATCTTCTTAGCGTATCTAGTCATAACACCTCTTCTTGGAGTGAAGTTGGTTGGGTCATAAACAAGCGGAGTCATAATCAATGGTACATATGGTGCGTAAACTGCTCCTGTCTCGAAGAAGTTAGAACCTTTGAAACCAAGAAGGATTACATTCTCAGTCATATAAGGGTTCTTATATACATCATATCTGTTAGAGATTTGTCCAATGTTAGTTACACCAGCTGCGAACTGTAATGCATCTTTACCTGGGTTTGCAGAGAATCCGTTCATTGATTCAAGAATAGTTGCAACGTTTGGAGAACATACGATGAAGTTTGCTCCACCTCTCATTGTCAATTGGTGAATCTTGTTAGAAACTTTCTGCAATTTGATACCCAATGTTTGATACCAAGTGCTCTTAGTGTAAGCAGATGCTGCTGCTGCGTTTGCATCAATTGCAAAGCCAGAACCATCCCAATCATATCCAACTCTTGCAGACCAGTAATCGGTAGTGAATGCGTTTTGCTGAAGCATTTCAAGAATTTCCAAATCAATCTCAAGAGAGATGTACTCAGAAAGCATTTGAGTTAATTCAGCTTCTGCATCTACTGAATGGTATGCATTCAAGTCTTGTGCAAGTTCTGGAGTCCAGATTGCTTTCAACTTACGAGTCTTAGCAACGATTGGTTCAGATTTCAATTCAAGTTCAATTTCAGGAATTGGAAGGTCAGAACCTTTATCTTCGAAATCACCTCTATTGTAATCAGTTGGCTGTAAGTGGTAAGTTAATACCTGAGTTGCCAATGCTGCACCAGCTGCAGTTGAAGATGAAATGATGAATGATGCAGAACCTGCAGTATCAATTGTAGTATATTCAGGGAACAAAGTAGTAGCTGAAGAACCAGATACTTTGAAACCTCTTACACCTTGCCAATCAGCATCAGCAGGAAGACCAACTGTTACTTTTCTTACAAAGTGTGTAGCTTGTGCTACTGATGCAGATAATACTGGATCAAATCTAACATCAGAAAGTGATGCAGATGCAACTGTTGCAGTTACGTTTGCAGTAGTATCGTTGATAGTATATCCAAATCTACCTGCTCCGTAAAGACCACCTTCAGCTGCTTGAGTAGAACCTAATTTGTTTCCAGAAGGAGCTAAGTTATCTTTACCAAAAGTACCACCATTACCGAACATAGATTCACCAGAAGCTGGTCTACCTAATGTAGTGTTAGTACCATATTTGAAGTCCATGTAGAAAATAAGACCCGAAGGAAGGTTCATAGGCTGTACAGAAACGAATTCTTTTGCAGCGATACTTCCAAAAATACGTCTTACAAGTGGAAGTGCAACACCAGCCCACTCTTCAGAACCTGCTGAAGTACCTGTTCTTGTTGCTTCATCCAATAATTGTTTAGCTTGGTTTTCAAGCATTACTGCCATACCATGCTTTGAGGTTTCAGAACCTACACCTTCTAAAAGGCCGGTCTTTTCCCATTTGCTTTTAAGGCCACGAGTCTGCTCAAGCATAATACTTTGAGGATTCGCACCGTTCATTAATTTTTTAACGTCCATTTTAATTGTTTTTTGTTTGTTTAATTATTTTATAATACCTGCTAATTTCTTAAATCTATTAGAGAAATCTACTGATTCTGCAATTACTTGCTTAGCAGCTGCTGGCTTAGTAGATTTTGTTACCTTGCTAGCGATTCCTTCTGTGATAGATTTTTTAGCAACCTTGTTAGATGAGTATTTGAAATTCTCTGCTAATGTAGAGTACACCAATTTAACTTCTCTAACTGATTTTGTTCTATCCAAAGTTTCGATAACTTTAACCTTCTGTTCGTTGGTCATGTTATGAGCTCTGAATAATTTGTTTGCGAATAAAAGTTTTGCATTCAAAAGATTAACTTCGTTGATAGTTTTTTGAAGAGATTTGATAGTATTATAAGCCTCTTTCAAGTCTTTTTTCATTTCTTCCTTATCTTCTTCTTCATCAACTTTTTCTTTGTCACCTTTCATCATGTCTTGCTCCATTTCACGAAGAATTTCTTCTAGGTCGATTACATCTTCCTTATCTTCTTCTTCGTTGGTAACAACCACTTTAGGATCCTCACCTTTGTCTGTACCAGCTTCAGAACCGTCTGCTAAATTTTCATTTTTAGCATCCATTTCTTTTTCATCTTCAGCTTCATACATACCTTCTTCAGGTGTTTCATCTTCTGAACCTTCACCTTCCAATTGTTGTTCTAATTCTCTAATGATAGCTTCTAAGTCCATATCATCTTCATCTTCTTCATCATCAACTTCCATTTCATCGCCGGTTACATCATAATCTTCACCGTCATCTTCCATGTCGTTGTCCATGCTGAATTCATCTGACATGTCCATTTCATCATCTTCTCCTTCCAATTCTGCAAGTCTAGCTTTTAATTCTGCAATTTCTGCATCCTTATCACCATCCATTGCATCTTCTTCTTCGTTAAGATCTTTTACTTTTTTGTAATCAGATAATTCTGATCCAACTTGTCCACCTTGTGATTTAACACCAACAGATAAATCTGTGTTTGCATCAAATCCAGATGGTTCTTTACCGTCAGATGCACCTATATCGGATGAATCTAACTCTTCGTTCTTCATTTCAGCATCGTTCCCTTCTTCTTCAGCTTCTGCTCTCAATTTTTGAGATAAGATAGATTGAAGTCTTGGAGTGAATGCTTCTTCAAGAGCGATTTTTGCGTTTGCTAATGCAGTTTCTTTTACAGCTTTAGCGTCGGCAATTGCTTCTTTTAACAATTTTGAATTTGCCATTTTTTTTCTCCTTAATTTGTTTGTGAAGTTATTTAGTAGGAAACTCCAATAGAATAATGTTGGTTGTTCGGTCACACCTTATAAGAGAAGGGTATTCATTAACCAACTAAAATATTAAATCCCATAGTATAAATGGGATATTTGAAAATAAATATATAATTTTTATAGAAAACTAAAGAATTTTAGATATTTTTTATTTTGATTGCTTTCCATCTTCAAATGCCTTCCATTCTTCTAAG